CAGAAAAGCTTATATTTCTAGTAACTTTATCTTTGTTTGTAATGGGGATTAACGCGGTATCATCAATTGTATCTTGAGTTGTTAGTCCGCCAAGCCTAATGCCTGTCATGCTTCGTCACCAATATCAGCCAATAAAGGCGTATCCTGATTGTTAGTTAAAACCGTGTCGCCCTGTGACTGAAAAGCTGGCTGCTCATAATAAATATTATTCCCTTGGCCAAGTGGCATATAAGGATTAGCAGCCATTGAAGGTGGTGCAATTGGTATTAGGTTTTTATAAGCGTTAGATGCTCGAGCCATCATTGATTGATCAATTGGAAGCTTGAGCACCATACCTAATTGGCAGGCAAGATTGAGAATGACGGCTTGACGTGAATAGTCTGGAATGCCTGATTCATCACTAGGACTAGCTGTTTCATCTGTGTGTACATACCCAAGAATAACGCCGTCCTGCTCCCAAGAAAGCATCATTTCATCTAGGTTATCAATGGCGCGTACAATCATATCTGATTCGTAGTTACCGCCAATCCCTAAGCTATCCAGAGCGCGCTCTGCAATCCTGCCTTTGGTTGCCATTATTATTCCTGACCTTCTTTTGATTCTAGGTCTGCAAGTTGCTGTTCTAATCGCTCAATACTAGAACGACCAGCCGGCTTGCCACCTAATGCTTTGATTTTATCACGTAAATCACGCTCATATTCACCGCCATCTACGCCATAATCTGATTCATCTAGTTGAATAGCTTTGGCATTCTCTAATGAGGTATACCAGCCATCTTCTAGGAATTTAACACGGTCTGAAGGATTGATTGCTTTAATGGTGTATTCAAAGCCATCTGAATCTTTCCAACCACCGCCTTGCTTAAATACGTGGAACATATTAACCCCTTAATAGTTTAAAAAAAGGGGGCCGTTAAGCCCCCGCAAGATTAGACTTGTACGTCTAAGATAACGCCGACTTGCTCAGGATGAACAACCGCAATATCAAAGTAGATAACAGTCTTAATGTTTAGCGCTTCTGCATGAGGATCCCACCACATAGTCATGCGCATTGGGATACCATTGTCAGTCACACCGTTGAAGGTATTAACGCCGCCAGCCTCTGCTGCAACAGGTAAAATCCCCGGCACTATAAACGTTGATTCAGGGGTGTAGAACAATGATGCAGCGTTATTTGCAATGTTAATGATAGTCACAGCAACACCAGTGGCAGCTTGAGCCGTACAGTTTGCATAAGGGCCATCAATAACAATAGCAGGCGAAATAACAGGGGCAGCATCTACAGCGGTTACTACTGTGAATGTTTGAAGCTCGCCTGTGTCAGTTTTAGACTCAGGGTTAAGAGCATTAACACCCGCAATAGTGAACTTAGTACCAGCAGGCATGTTGACCGCAGTTGCACCAGTGATCGCTAGAGTCATTTGGCGGTTATCCAAATAGAACTCATTAGACGAATCATAGGTAGAAACAGTGTGCGACTGGTTGCCGTTAATGGTTAAGCCTGTAGTGCCGTTTGCAGCTAGGTTATTGATGTACTCTGCGCGCATAGTCTCAAACGTTGAAAGGTTTGGAACTTGAGCACGAGTAAGGGCATCGCTAACCAACACATCACGCGAGGCGGTTTGTAGATCTTTTGCCACTTTATTGTAATGCGGGATAGATAGGCATAGCTTTTTATCATAGCGACCTAAACCAGCGTTTAGCATCTTACTTTCAGCTAAGATAGCATCATCGTAAGAGAAGTCACCAGTTAGAGATAGAGTCATGTTTGCGCGGTTGCGCATAGTCTCATAAGCCGCGGTATCTACTGCAATAGCAATATCTTTGGCCATACCTTTTTTGGCACGCTCTAAACGCATTGGGTCGCGCAGGTCTTTAGTGCCGATGCGGGTAAAGATGTGCTTAGCTTTATTGCGGCGTACAGGGATGTTGCGATCAACAATATCCTGCTCATTACCAGCAGTTGAGGCAAAGCCATCCGTTACAGTAAAGCGCGTTTCTTGTGGAATCCATACGGTATCAGCACCGTTAGAGTCAGAAGTACGGCCTTTGTCTGCGTCCATATCCATGTCGTAAGTGTCTAACGACTTAGATAGTGACAAGTTAAGCGAGGTTGTTTCGGCTGTTTCCTCAAAGAGGGTAGCCATTTTATCTTTAGAAAATGAATTAGCCATATTGGTTATTCCTTATGAGCTTTTAAGTTTTTTCTTAGCATTAGCGACTTTCTTGAAGTTCGCCACACTGGAATCTTTTGCATAAGCCTCACGGGCTTTTTCAAGCTCACGGGCCGCCGCACTTACCGAACCAGTACTGCTAAGAGTGGGTTCTGGTTTTGTTTCAATCTTTGCGGGTTGACGAACCTTAACTTTACTAGCTGCTTTTTTAAGAATTGCCGCGATTTCCATTTGGTTTTTAGCTGCTTCAAGCTCAGCCTTGACCTTTGGAAGCTTATTAACAGCATACATTGCCTTTGCGTAATCAATATCCATGGCATGGGTTAATGCGATTACGCCCGCCTTAATGGTTTTGCCATTAGGGAACTTGGACTCTAACCACTGATCAACTTCTGCCTCTGCTTCATCGTAGTCGGGTAGGTGCTTTCGCAACTCTAAACGACTCTTATCAGCGTGGAACTCCTGATCATCACTAAGCTGTATTTGCTGCTCTGCTTGCTCTTGTTGCTTTGGTGCTGGCTTAAGACCTGCCATCTTCTCTTCATACTGGCTCATCGCATCCGCGTAATCTTGAGCATCAATAAAATCAGAAGGGTTTGGCTTCTTACCTACACTAGCCTCAAAAGCTAACTTCTCAGCGCGCTCTAAACGCTCTTCTAGTTCCGCCTGCTTTCGCTGGGCTTCTTCTAGCTCTGCATTCTTACGCTTGCGCTTCTCGCGTTCTTCTTTCCAAGCAGCCCGCATTTGGGCCTCTGTCATATCACCGCTTTTAGGCTCTTCTTGCTGGTCGCCTTCATCTTCAATATAAACCGTTGGCTGATCTGTGCTTTCCGCTTCCTCGGCCTGTGGTGTTGCCTCAGTTGCTTCCAGTTCCTCTGATTCAGTCACCACAACTTCATCAGGTTGAACGCTTTCAATTTCTACTTCAGACATATTTCCAGAATCCATATTATTCTCCGCTCATATGGTCAACGTATACGCTGCATTTATGGGCGCAGCGGTTCCCATTCATGTATTTTATAGGATTGGCCAAAACTTACAAGCATCAGCGAATTTTGGTAGTTTTTGCCAATGATTTATAAATTCTAGGTGTTAGAGTAGGAGTTAAATTAACAAAGGAGAGAAAAAATGAATAACGCAGATACGCCAGCGATGCCTCAAGATTACACTACGTGGTGCGAGGGGATTGGGAATTGCCCGACCGAAGGAGCAGGATTAACCAAACGCGAGCAATTCTGCTTGCAAATGGGCGTGCCAGAAACAGGTGATCCAGAGCTAGACGATATTATTCGCAAGGGCAATAAGCAGAAGTTTGCAGCCATGGCTTTGCAGGGATTGCTTGCCAGCGGGCATTTGCAGCATGTGGTTGAAGGATCAGGAACTTATTCTGAGTTGCTGCAAGAGGAGCTAAACAAATAAGCGCTTAATTAACACACCATAAACGAGAGGAGTCAGTATGCGAGAATCAATAAAAGAGCTTAATAAGCAGCTCATAAAACTAGAGAAGCAAATAGACCGCGCAGAAGATAAAGGCGGTGAATGCATCACCATGACAATTGAAGAGGCTGACAACTTGCTAAGGAAGATGCTAGCTGTTGTGCATGATGAAATTGAATAAACGAGAGGAGAGGAAGGGATGGAAACGGTAGAAGCAAATCTAAACATCGAATTGAATGTGACATGCCCTCATTGTGATGATTATTTTGATCTTTTTGATTTTGATAATGGAAGATTAAATGACGATGGTTATTTGATGAAAAGCGCTTGCCCTGATGGCCATTGGTCTGATGAGCATGATAAGTTCAGCGAGTCCGTAAAATGCCCGTCATGCAAGGAAAATATAAACATTAAAGGGATAGCTTGGTAAGCACTCATAGACTACCACGCGCCATTCACAGCATGAATGGCTAAACTTACACACATAGATTTGGTGAATGTATGATAGACGAACGAAAGGCATTAAAACACAGCAAAGAGAGATGCTATATAGGCGTTATTGTAGGTATTGTTGTTTCATTAATACAATGGGACGTAATGCCAACTTTTATTGGTGCGTTATTCTCAATGGCCGCAATAGCTGGACACTTTGATTTAAAAAGACTTATAAAGAATGAATTGAAAAGGCAAATTAATTAAAACAATGAACAAGGGGCTTAACGCCCCATCATTGCATTACTCACTTTCAATTGTTGGTCAATTAGCTCACCCTGAGTTTTAACCTGTGTATTCTCAATAGATACACCAGCCTTAGCAGCATCAATCTTAACCTTCTCTCGGTCAGTCATAGCTTTGAATTCATCAATGCGGATCTTCTGCGCGTCATTAACTTCATTCTGAATGGCAGCTTGACCTTCCATTATACGGGCTTGTGCTTCTGCTTGAGCTAACATAGCTTGAGGGTTTTGCTGGTTCTGTTGAGCTGCTTGCATTTGCTGCATGGTACGTTGTGCGAATTGGCGCTCTTCATCGTTTTTAAGATCTGGGTCAATGCCTTCCATCATCATAATCTTAATTTCGTTAAAGCGTGCCATCTTGCGAGCTGCTGCCATGCCTTCGCCTGTAGTTGACTGAATAGCAGACATAAGAACAATCTGCCCTTGTGGAGTGCTTGTATCGGTATATTGAAGCAATTCCTTGGCACCTGCCAAATCTGCCTCTTTCTGTGACTTGTGAGACTCGCCCACCTTAACGGTGACATCATACTTACCACGGGCAGCGTTCTTATATGGCCCAAAACCTTCATCTGTAACAGCATATTCTAAAGTCTTAACCTGACTATATGAACCATCAGGCCCTTGAATACGCAAAGTCTTTGAGCCTGAGAAGTAAACCATCTGCGCGGCTGGAATCCATACTTTGCACAATGCTTTAATGGTTTGAACTGCATTCTGAAATAAAGGCTGGAAAGCATCATCTTGACGTTCATTAACCTGCTGAATAGCTGCGGCCGCTGTATTACTTGGCAGTGTGCTCTGTCCTGTACCGGATTGCTCTGCCATATTTTGCTGTAGGTATTGAAGACCACTGGCTAAACCTGAGCCTATCTGCGGTGGCATATGCTTACCGATAGGGCCTACATGTGTGATATTCCCGTTAGCATCTCTGATAGGGTCAGAAAGCAGGTAAGCTGGGTTGTCTAAATCTTTATTTGCATGGAAGGGTGCATGTCGGTTGATCTGCTCTGGCGTGTATTCAGGGATCTCTTTCTGACTCTGCGCCATGATCTCCATAAGAGCGCCAAAGCCCATGTTTTCAAAACGCTGACTGTCACGCTGGCGGCATACTTCACCGCAGTAATACTCAATGCCATTAATAACCGTGTGATAACCATACTGAGGAACAATAGGAATAGATTTAAACGGCGTCTTTGTTGGCTTGATTAGGAATTTATCACCTGAGATCAAAGCGTACTCAACATATTTAACCTTGCGCTGTGATTGCTCATATTCAAATGCTTCGCGCAATTCTGATAATTCATCACGTTTAACGCTATTACCAAACTGGTCTTTAATGCCGTCACCAGTAGTGATAATCAGATCAATACCTTCTTCCGTAAACTTGTACTCAGTCAAGGTCTTTTCAATAACCTCGTAATAGTGAGCAACGTAAACATCCTTTGTGCTATCGGTCTTCCAATCAAATAGACCGCTATCAGTTGCATCAGGGAATGACGAAAAGTCTACACCGTATGTTTCTTCTGTCTCTTTGCGATTAACTCGTACAAGGTGCCACGCCTGCTTAGCGTCCTGTTTGTCCTTACGAATAGCGCCAGCACTAAACACAACCGAACTAGGCGCTGAATAGATAGGCTCAATGCATAGATATTGATTTTCCGGCTTAGGGTCTTCTTCGTCTTCATACTTGGCAACCAACTTAACAGCGCCAAAACCACCAAAGAACGCTTCATCTGCTGCATTGTTTAGTGCCTCAATACCATCTGACATATTGAAATCATTGCGCCAGCGACCTTGTAATAAGTCTGCGTCTTCATCCGTTGCAATATCACTGGCACTAGCAATACGCGCATTCATTTCCATGCGCTGATACTGACCAAGCAAACGGTTTATATTCTTGAATAGCTTATTGTTTTCAGGTTTAGGTTTATTTGCAAATTGCTCGGCATCACTACCAGCCCATTGAGCACCAGCAATCTTGGCAAACTGATTATCCTTAAGGCACTGCTCATTGACATCATTGCTTGAGCCTAGCGCCTCTCTAAAATCTATTAAGATTTCTTGTGTGTCTTTCATTTGTTCACCAATGATTCCTAGAGCCTATATGTAGGTGGCTTATATCCTGTATCACAGTCTGTTTTATATGAATTCTTTCAGA